TGTAGGAGTACCTAAAGAAGATATTAATATGGTTGTTAATAAACGTCAAATAGATTTAGAGGAAAGTGAAAGAATTGGAAATATGGGATTAGCATATGAAGGATTACCAGCACCAATAGATAAAGAAAATATTACAAAAGAAAAATATCAAACAAATGCTTATAATAATAGATTAGATAGTTCAATATTATCATCATTAATAGATAATGATAATATAATAAAAATAAATCCAATTAGAACTGATTGTGATAATTAAATTTAAAATGTTTTTTTAACTTTAATTTGCATTTTATTTTTATTATGATTTTTTGCAAAAACACTTGGATCATAAGGTTCTTCATCATCTTCATCTTCATAAACAAGTGTATTTGCTTTTCTTTCTTTTTCTAATGCGCATAAATTCCATAATTCAGGCGTACACATCTTAAAATCAGCTTCTTTTGCTTTATACCATTTAACTTGATCTTCTAATTTATTACTTTGAATTTTATTATCAATAACAACACATTCATAATTTTCAGTGCAACTATCCATCACTGCACAAAAAGTTGAGAAATCATTAAAAACTCCAGCATAATGATTATAAATTTTTTCTCTTTCTTTAATAATATTATTTTTAAAAATAAAAACATAATCAATATTTGCTCTGAGAACTGGAGGCAATCCCATACAATATTGCATTGTAATTAAAAAGAATATTTTATAATGTCGTCCATTCATAAATATACTTCTAATATTTTTATCAGTAGGCCAAGTTTTATCATATAAACAATCATCTAAAATTAAAAAAGCTCTATTATCAATATCGGATGAATTATATCTTTTTATTTGAATTGCTTTTTGTTTGTTAATAGATATTTGTCTATCTAAAAATTTTTTGATAATGATTGGTTCATATTCTTCATAAATCAACATATTTGGAATAAATGTTTCAAAAAAATTATTTGCTGTTTCTGTTGGACTAATAACAACTCCAACGGGCAAATCTTTATGATAACTTAAAATATCTTTCATACAATATGATTTACCTGTATTTCTTTTACCGATCAAAACAACAACTGAATCACTTTTAATTGTTGATGGATCAAATTTTTTCAATTCAAGTTTCATATTTATTTATTTAATTATTTTAATATTTATATGTCAAAATGCGTATATTTATATATAATTAACATTCTATATTTAAATTAGAGTTTATATGGAATATTATATAATTTCATTAATAATTTCAATAGTAGTATTTATATTTGTATATTTATATGATTATAAAAAACCTATATATGATGATCAAAATAATATTATTGATAATGATAAATCATTATTTACTAAAAATAATTTCTTATTATTTGGCATTATTTATATAGTTACAACTATTATTAGTTTTTATTATTTTACTTCTTCTATTTCATTATCTACTTTATGTCCCTTATTTATTTTAAATCTATTTAAAGCACCTCAACAATCTCCTCCCCTTATTAAAGATAATGGACACGGTGATGAAATAGATCCTAAAATTTTAAATAAAATTAATGATAATATTGATATTGGTTTTAATCCACCTAATATGATTAATGAGAATGAGAATGATAATGATAATGAAAATGAGAATGAGAATGAGAATGATAATGATAATGATAATGAAAATGAAAATGAGAATGAGAATAAGAATAAAAATAAAAATAAAAAAGATGTTTAAATAAATAAGTAAAAAATAATAAAAATGATTTTTATTTATTTAAAAAAAGTTTAAAAAAATGTCATTTAAGTTTGATGAAAATGATTTTGAGAAAGAATTTTTTAATAAATATGAAGGTGAAGATGATATATCATTAATTTTATATACATTTTCAGAGGAATATTTATCAAGAAAATCATTGATACATAATAAGAATGTAGTTAAATATTATTATGGAAAAACAGAAAATGCCATAAAAGTATTTGAAAAGTCGTGGAAACTTGATTATTATAAGGATTGTCTATCAAAAGGAGCAAAAACCGCTTATATTGAACTTGGAGCAATTACATTGTATAAAGTTTTCTATAATAAATTCATCAATTGCATTTAATATAGTTTAAATATATAAAGAAAAATATTTTTTCTTTTTATATCATAAAAATAAGAATGGATAATAATAATTTTTTATCAATTAAATTTAAAGATAAAGAAATATTAAGTACAAATAGTTTTACGTTCTCCAAAATACGTATATTATTAATAAATGAATTTGCTTTTAATATAATTATTTATATTTGGTATTTATTATTTATATTTGGAGTAATTTCAACACCAAATCCATTTTTTGCATTAGTATTATCATCAATACAAAATATAATATTATTTATATATTTATTAATACAAGGTTTATCATATGGTGATTTATTAAAATATTCATTAATTTTAATAATATTCAAATTATATCCTTTATATTCAATGAGAGAACATATGACGGTTACTTTTTTTGATGTTTATTCTTGTATTTATTTATATATAATATATATATTTTTAATATTAGTAATTATAAATGTATTATTACATAAAAATTATGATATTATAAAAATATTTAAGCGAGATATTACAAATGATAAATATGATAAAAATATTTCAAGTAGTGTATATGATACTATATATAATGATATGATTTTACGGATAATTTAAAATTATTTTATTTAATATTATAATTATTTTACTAATTAAATAGATAATTTCATTCATTTTTTTCTTTATATCTTTTTCAATAAATGATTCAAAAAAGATATTTTCTATTTCTTTATTATATTCTTTATATAATTCATTACATATATGAGGTTTAATATATTTATTTATCTTATATAATTTATTACAAATAATTAAATTATGTAATTCATAAACATCTTCACATATATTATTTAATTCTTTAATAATATTTTTAATATCCATTCTAATATATTATTTTTTATAATTGAATAAATAATTTTATATATTCTTTTAACGTATTTCTACAATTTAAACATTTTGTTAATTTTGTATTATGATATTTCATACTTTGCATAACACATTCATTACAACAAGTATGACCACAAGGAATAGCACACATATTAATTTCATTTTCAAAACAAATAGGGCAAATATTTTTAGTTGTTTTTTCAAGAGGAATAATTTCTTTTGTTGTATTGATAAATAAATTTCTATATGCAAGTAATTTTATTTCTTGAGTTTCAACATCTTCTATTATTTTATTTTTATTAATTAAATAATATTCGTTTATCCATCTATCTGCATAATTTTTAAATAATTCAATATATTTTATAATATGATCTGTCATTTCATTAGTATCAATATTTTCAGGTGTTTCTCTGCATAATTGTAACATTACATCTTGATGTTTTAAATAAATATTACATTTATAATTAACAATATCTTCTTTTTGTTTATCTAAATTTATGCTTTTTAGTTTATTTTCATTTAATAATTTAATAAGATTTTTATAATCTTTTAATAATTTTTTTGCATTTATTGAATTAGTTGAATTATTTTCATTATTTTCAGAAATTATATTATAATCATTATCTATATTTTCATTCAATTCATATGCTTCATTTATAGATGTATAATTCATTTTATAATAAAATGTAAATAAATAAAAAAATGATAAATATTCATATAATATAAAACATCAATAATGGTTTCAAAGCAAACATTAAAGCATAATTTATTAGATATTTATAATTCAAATGATACATATGATTTAATTTCATTATATCGAAAATTAAATATTTATAATGAAAAAATTAGATTATATACAAATGATATTATCTATAATAATTATATTATAGAATTATATAATTTATTAGATGAATATATGTATGGAGATGGTGAATTAAATAATGATGCAAAAAATAAATGTTGTATAGCTCTTCGCAAAGTTATAAAATATATTAAATAAAAATGTTCAATATTTAAAGTAAAAATAAATAAAAGTGATTTTTTATTTTTAAAACGAAAATACAAAGATATGTATAATCATTTCATTGATCTAACTCAGATAAATATACCAACATATATATATCTCGATGAAGTATATGATTATGATGAAATTCTTTTAAATATTCAAGAAAAGTCAATAAGACTTCAAACTCGAAAAAGAAACAGAAGCGATTATGAAATTTAAATAACTTATTTTGATATAAATCTAAAAAATAAATATTTTTTGGATTTTTTTATTATAAAAAATGATAATAATAATAATATTTAAATATGGATAAAAATAAAGTTTCATTAATCAATAATATCAATTCAATTATTATTGATTATTATAATTATAGTGATATTAATAATTTTTATAATAATTTATGCAAAATAGATAATGATATCAGTTTATATATATCAGAAACATTATATAAGGAATATAAAACAGAACATCAATCTATTTATTATGAGCTTATTTATGATGGAGATGAAGATGATGCTGATATTATAGTTCGTGATTGTATTATAATTTTAGAGAGAATTGTAAATATTATAATTGTTTAAATATTTTAGTAAAATAATATAAAAAATGATAATAATTTTTTATAATAATATTTATACCATTAAATGGAAGATACAACATTCAAATCAGGTGCTGAAATTATTGAATCAATTAAAGAACTTAATGTTAATTTTGAAGAAGAAGGATGCATAAGGCTATTTTATCAAGGATTGCGTTCGCTGAAAAATGATATTAAGGCAAATATTTCTTCTGAATTGTTTGATAAATTTGATATTGAATATAAATGTGTTTATTATGAACATTTATATGGAGATGGTGAATATTCAGAGAATGTTGTTAAAGATTGCATGGATATTTTAGATGAAATTATTGATACACTCATTTTGAAGGAGGATTGATATAATAAAACAGGTAGTTATAATGACAAGTTTTTTGTCATTTATTCATTTTCTTTGTCAGTATCATTAGAACTATCATAATCATCAATAATAATATTTAATAATTTATATGATAATTTATGATATAAAACAATTGATGCTAATTCTGAATAATTAATTTTGGATCCAATAAATTTAGAATTATAATCAAAAAATTCAATTGCATAATTAATAGAATTATAATAATTATTTATAATAAAAATATTTTGGTCTATATTATTATTATGTGTATATAATTTAATATAATCCAAAAAAAATAAATTAAAATTAATAAAATTATCATAACAATATTTATTATATTCATTTAAAAAATCTTTACTAAAATTAATTTCATTATAATAAATCAATGACATTTATTTGATTTAAGGTTAATATAAATTTATCTTTATATATTCTTTTGTATTAATTTAAATGAAAAAGGATAAAAAATGATAGTTTGATAATAAATATATTTTACCCTGTCAAACAAAGAGTAAATCGTTATTTGATAGTGTCACCCATCCGTTGAAATGTTTTCTGAAGAAGTTTTCGTTGCTGATTGCATGGAGTTTCTTTACGCTGGATCTTATGAAGATTATGAAGATGTCAAATATGATATTTCGTTGTTTGTTGAAGACAACTTACCGTCAGAGTTGAAATCTTTAGAATTAAAAAGGTCTCTATGCTGTCAAATCTTAGAAGAGTATATCAAATGCGATGAGGAAAATTCACTTTTAGAAACAGCAACTGTTGATGGAGACTGGGACGATGATACACTATCACTGAGTGTCGAAATCTGGTTGGAAGCTGCAGCAGCTGCAAATTCTGATTAAGTGATATCATCAATATATAGGGCAAAAATGTTAAAGTTTTTGTTCTTTTTTTGTTTTTATTTAAATTAATTTGTATTAATTTTAAAGGAAATAACATAAAAATGATAATATAATATTTATTATTTATTATGCCATATTCACAGATGACATCAACCACTTTTGACGAACAAACGTTTATTGCTGCTATTTTAAGCAGATGTAGAAACGATTATTCACTCAATTCGACTGATTTATACACTGAAAAATACATTACTGAGATTGGTTTTAATACTGAAACAGAGAGATTAATCTTAGAGAAACTT